ACTATCACAATGTTTCTTATTTTTTTTCATCTTCAGACTCCTTAAAGGCTTTAATAACATCAGAAGAAAATAACTTTTGAAGATTAACTAAGAACATTTTACTAGCGTTATGGTCACCACCTGATACAGTTTTAAAAGTATCAAGCTTATCAACTATAGTTCTAAGTACATCTGTTTTAAATACAAGGGTACAGAACTCGTTGTCTCCTACACATAAGTTATGAAACCAGTAGTCTGATTCCGTTGCTCTAATACCGGATGGTTTATTCCATGACTCATACTCTATACATATGTTACCTGTCTTCATCCACATACCACGTTCTGATTTAACTTCTACCTTCTTACCTTCTAACATCTCTCTAACTTTATCTTCTCTTATCTCACCATACTGTAAGTCAAGGTCAAATTTCTTTTGGTCTTCTTTAGTGGGTTTCACTCCAGTCTCCTCCTATCTTATACTCGCCATCCAAAGGACAACGAAGGTTAAAGAATGTTCCTGCTTTTATTATACTATCTACTGCTAACTTACCTACCTTATCGGCATGACACTTAGGAGCTTCTATCTGCCACTCATCATGTATGTTAGCTACAAATTTATATTCCATGTCGTTTAGTTTAAGTACCTCATCTAATAAAACTAATGCTTGTTTCATAACAATAGCACCTGCACCTTGTAACAAAGTGTTCAATGCTGAATGTTGATTACGAACATAAAGCTTTCTACCGTCTAATCCTTTAAGGTATTTTTTTGTTGAAGCTCTTTGTACCCTATCTCTAAGAGATTTAAATGTAGGTTTATTATCAAAGAAATATTGTCTAGCTCTTTTACCGTCTGCTGTATTTCCTCCAACCACAGAGCCAAGCTTTTCATCTCCTGCTCCGTACATGAGGGCATAGATGAATGTCTTTGCCTTATCTCTTGATTCAAGTTTTGCAAGTTTTTGATTTGCTGTGTGGATATCTCCGTTGAGTATTTCATTTGTGTATTCCTCGTCATCCATGTAATGTGCTAACATTCTAATCTCAAGACCAGAAGCATCAACACCGATTAAAACATTCCCTTTTTCTACAGTCCAACAAGCTCTACACTCCTTACCATAAGGGCTATAGACTGCCGGTACCTGTGCCATGTTAGGATTTCTATGTGTCATCCTGCCGGTGATAGCACCATTAGGAATAACAAAACCATGCACACGTCCATCATCTTCAGTAGCTTCTATCCAAGAATCTATCTGAGCTATACGCTTTTGAAGTAACAGGAACTGTGCTATTAGATTAGCTTCGTGTATGTGTGTAATAGCTGATAGAGTTTTCTCATCTACGATAGGCTGACCTGTAGGTGTAAACCTTTCAGGCTTCCAACCAAAGTCAATAAGATATTCTCCAATCTGTTTACGACTACCAAGATTAAAGTCAACTAACTTCTGTCTCATAAATGGCTCAAGCTTTTGAGTCTTTATACAGTTGTCATATTCTTCCTCAGACATACCACGCTTAGATAACTCTCCATCTTTTTTAATATAAGGAGTTACTAATTTATAATCAACCCATTTAGGTTTGAATGTATTATGTACCTCATCTTCTATTGCTTGTTTCTTTTCTCTGAGTTCAGCAAGTAAAAGTAAACCGTGTTTAGTATCAAACTTAAAGCCATTAACTTCTTGTTGTTTAATGATACCTGCTACACCTTGTTCAATAGTAATACAATCTTTACTAAATCCTTTACTCTCTCTTCTTAGTTCTTTAAGAACAACAGCGTTAAGTTGTACATCACGTACACAGTATTCCATCATCTCTCTAGAATAGTTTAGATAGTCTGTGAAGTCTATCTTATGATATCCTAACTTGTAACCCCACTTCTCTAGGCTATGTCCTCCCTCTCTGTTGGGATTAAATAACCTAGATAAAACAAGAGTATCTATAACAGGTTTATTAGATAGGTCAATGCCACCAAACTTTTCTACCACGGGGATATCAAAGCCAATGATGTTATGTCCTATTAAAGTATCTGCCTTAGTCAACAGTTCATAACCTTCTTGTAATTTATCAGGAGGAAATTTAAATATCTCTCCAGTCTCTACATCTTGAGCAACGATACAGTGTACCAAGGTTGCTTTAAGGTCATCTGTCTCTATGTCAAATACTAACTGCATTAAAATGCCTCGTCTTTAGTGTTGTCAAATTCTATATCATCATCAGATAATTCAGATAGTCTACCTGTCTCACCATCATAGATAACTCTAGAAGCAAGTCCCACGTCACCAGTATACCTAGACTTAAGAACTCTTAACTTAGTTGTTCGTGCTTCTTCAGGGTCATCTGATTGTTGGTTACGTTCAAGAGCAATAACACAATCACTAAGTTGTCCAATACTATTTGAACCTCTTAGATGTGATAGAGATACTTCAACACCGTTCTCATGTCCCTTGTTACCATCAACTCTACGTAAGTGTGAAACTAAAATGATTCCTGCACCTGTCTCTTCTACCAAACTTCTTAGTCTAGTCATAATAGTATCAATGGCTCGTCTCTCATCTCCATCATGTACTGCACTGACTAACATGTGTAAATGGTCAACGACCACCCACCTGCAATCACATCCAATAATCATAAAGCGAAGCTTAGTAAAGATATCATCAATGTCATTCGTACCAAAGTGTGAATGAACCCATACTCTATTCTTGTTCTCACCGTCATATAGTATATCAAACATCTTATCCAGTTCTTCTTTAGAAAACTTCTCACGTTCTTCATCAACGTATAACCTAGCGTTGGCTTCGATAGATAAGATACCATCAATGGTACGTCTCCAATCTTCTTCCAAGGCTATGATACCTACGTTATCAGTAGTGTTCTTAATAAGATGATGTTCTAATTCTCTAGTTACACTAGACTTACCAAGACCTGTACCACCTGTAAGAGTAATCAGTTCTCCTTGTCTCATACCATATAACTTTTTGTTAAGTCCTTCGTATGGATAAGGGACGCAAGGTTTTCTCTCACGATTATTAAACTTATCACGTTGTTCAGATACATTTATAACACCGGATGGTGTATAAACTTTAGCTGACCACCAACATTCAACAAACTCTTTGTGTCTGTTAGAACGTAGCATATCGTTAGGGTCTTTGAAACCATTAGGTAGTGTAAGTATCTTAGCCTTTCCGGGTTTGAAAAGTCTAGCAACCTTAACTGCTGATTCCTTTCCTGCCTTGTCGTTATCAAATGCAATGATTACATTCTCAAACTCATCAAAGAACTCAAGGCTTTCCTTGATATCTTTAACTGCACCGTTTGCTCCACGCTTGATAGATACTACTGCCCACTTAGAGCCGAGTAGTTCATACCCTGCCATAGCATCACACTCACCTTCGGTTATGGTGACATACTTGCCACCCTTAAATAACTGTTGACCAAACAACCCTGTGTCATTGTAAGTTCCAGTAACAAAGAAGTCTTTGTTGTTTACATTACGAACCTTGGTAGCTGATAGCTCATGTCCATTGTAGTAAGGGTAGAAGTGCTTAATGATTTTACCTTGTAAGTCATGTACACTTTTAACACCGTACTTAGTGGCTGTAGCTTGAGATATCTTTCTGTCTGTTAAGGCTGAAAAATGTCCCTCATCTACCACATCGGGTTGTTTAATCGTTGTCGTTGTCGTTGCTGTTTGCATATCCTTTCCTCCACATGCGTTAGTATAGTTAGGCATAAACTCTCCACAACTGAAACACTTTGCTGAATCATCTTCGTTGATTCCAACAGCATCACTGCTATCACAAAGTGGACAAGGTTGGTGTAGTTTGTCCCAAGTTTTATCCATGTTAGCCCTCAATGTAAACTAAGACTCTTCCGAGTCTGTGTCTACAGCTACTACTTCTTCTTCTTCTTGTTCTTCTTGTTCCACTACTGCTTCAGGGCTTTCCTTTAGCACAGCTTCAAGATTACTTTGATGTCCTTGTGAAGCATAGTTCAAAGCTTCAGTCAAAACATTCAACGTCCCTATCTTACTGATAGATACATTAGCACCTGCTCTCTTCTGCTCGTCTTCAATCTTTGAAACATCATAGACTGCTTCACCTTCATCATTCTTAATAGTTATAATCATATTAAAATTCCTCGTTGTCTGAAGCTTGTTCAGTATACTCAATTAAATTAGATACCTTTACTGCTATTAACTCAGCGAATGTACCATACTTTCCTGTATAGGGTTTAATCTTTACAGTAACATCAGAACCATTACCAACACTAACATCTAAAGCATTGCCGTCTGTGTCGACTAACTTAGGTGCTGGGTTAGTAGTCCCATCATGCTTCTCTACTTTCCTACTGAATGAGAATGCCGGTTCATCATATTTGTTCTGACCATCTCTAGTCCTAACTCTTGATAACCCGATACCCTCTAATCTATTAGCAGTATCTTCATCAGTCAACACAACTATTCCGTACTTATGTGGCTCGAACTTAGTGTTCGGTGTGCTGACATTAGCCCACATAGCTTTCCCTTCTATATACTCATACATATTATTTTCTCCTTTGGTTAGTATTAAGTGTTAAAATTCTATCAGTTTTCATTTTGCTTGTCAAGTCTTTTCTGCTTTCTTCTTGCATTATTTCTATCACGTGTAAATTGTAAATCTGATTGTAGACTTTCCCATAGCTCATCCTTTACCTCTTGCATCTCTGCCCTAGGTAACTTACTTACTATTTTTAAATCTGATTTCTTAGGAATCCAAGTGTCCCAGTATTGTTTCTCTTGACAATCATCTTGCCAAGCCCATTCTGTTTCTTTGAATTTAAATATCATATAGCCCTCCAGCTTTTAAAATTAAAGTGGTCACTTTTGGGTGATAACCAGCACCCGAACATTATCTTTTAGAGTCACCGAACGACTGACTTTTTACAAGGGAAGGTCTCCGGTTTAGTTCTTATCCCATATCATCTACAACTTTAATAAGTGTTGCCACCTCTAAAGTTTTTACAGTAGCTCGGACACCTTGTAAAACTTTTAAAACTTAGTCTGGTTTTGTTGGCACAAGACCAGTAACTTGCACGATTAAATCGTATGTCTTTAGGTTCAGGAAGGTTAGTTGAGGGCTACACCTTTGGACATACCTGAAATAAGTATCTATGATACTACTACTTTCCCTCTGTGTCAACCCTTGAGTTCAATAACTTTACTTTATAATTGTCCTCGTTCCATTTAACCTCGTAAGCTATTTGGTCTTTAGGATTGTTATGATTGTATTCTATAATCCAATCTTCCCAAACCTTATACTCTTCCTTGTTCATGGGTGTTAAGAAACCATCTATCATTTGTCAACCTTATCCTTTAGCATTAACATAACAGCTATCACACACGCTAACATAAACCCTATAACTATTCCTAGTCCTATTATATCTAATATTAACGCCATTCTATTTCCACCTTTTTTCTTTTGTCATTATATTTAATAACCCTTCTGCCACTCTTGTAACCTGTCATTTCTCTTTGCCACTTACCATCTTTAAAAGTAACCTCAATGAACTCAACTTCTTTATCAAGTTGTTCTTCAGCTAACAATTCTTTTTGTTCAGCTACTTCATCTTTATATTCTGTCATAGTTCTTATCTCCTTTTATAATACTTT